GCTTCTTGGTGCGTGGTAATTTGACATGCTGCACTGGCTTTGGGACTATGAACTACCCAGGTAGGAATATCCAAGGTCATGGCATAATCACTGATGCCATCTAACCACTTCAAGACTGCTTCGCGCTTGGCCTGTGCCCGAGGGCAACCTGAGTTGGCCTTCCAGTCACCTTCCCACAAGCCCTTGGCAATCTGGAATCCGCCTGAGTCTCCCAGCATGAACGTGCCTGGCTCACGCTTACGAACCATGTCCTCGCCGGGATCGTCTTTGGTTAAGTCTAGATTTGCGTGTCCTGCTGAGTAGAGACTCCAATGGTACGGAAACAGTGCTTGTTGACTGTTGAGCCAGTTGAGTTGCTCCATGTGGGGTATTCCCTGTGGCATACGAGCAGGATCAACATAATCATTGTTAACACGTTGTTTTCCTATAAATGTGGCATAGAAGCCAGATATTGCTGGCAAGAATACCGCATAGTCGTTTTGTTTACTTGTTAAATCATCCTGCATAAAATTTTACCGAGTTAATTAGATTGTAGTCTGGTTGAAGGTATTCTAATAATTTTTGTTTATGTTCAATATTGCCTGGGTCAGCTAAAAATGCTACTAAATTTACGTAAAGTGGTCTATTAAGGAACATAGGGTTAATTTTTTTATCATCCAACGGAAGATCAATATTAACAGAAGCAAGCCATTGCCTTATTTGACTTCCAGTATTGTCGTTCAGATAAAAAAAAGTTATTTTTTCTAAATCAATAAGTTGTATATACTCAATTTGAAGTTGTGTGTGCCAATCAAGATTAAATTTGTTACGTGAGAAAAAGTATATAAAAGAAGATTTAACATCCTTGGTTAACAATTGACAAAAACGATCTAGTAGTTTAACTGAGTCAGCAGGTAGATTTGCACGACCTTCTGGTGTTTCAATTGACAAACAGCATGTAATAAAAGCAGTGATCCATCGCTCTAGTGGATCACGCAGAACACAAAATATATTTTTATTAGCCAGCAGATCCTTTAAATCTGCAGGTGCAAGATTACTAATATAAAACCACGATGCATTACAAAAAGCCTCGGTCAGTTTAGTATGAGCATTTTTCGCAATTGGCATATATAAAAATTTGTTGGAATTATCAATATAAAATTGTAAATCAAGGCGTTCCATAAAATTTTATCAAATTAATTAAGTTATGGTCTTTGCTAAAGTACTGAGTTACCTGTTCAAAATATTTAGGTTTTTCTTCTAATGCTTTTTTAAAAATTTGTTTAAATCTAAAACGTTCACTACTGTTTTCTGTCACATGTTGATAATTGTATTTAAAGTACCGATTAGTCATGCCATGACTACTCAGAAATTGACTAAACAGCTGCCGGTAGCTTGAGTCGCACAAAAAAAATGTGCAGTTATCTAAATTGATACCATCTAGAAATAACACTTGTTGTTCAGTGTGATCATCAAAGGCAACACGATCAAATACTAAATCAAAAAAGGCATCCAAAAACTGCAAAGGATCCAATTGGTTATGATACAAGAACATGTATTCTGCGATCCCGCTTAACCAACGATCAACCGGATCTCGCAATACAACCAAGGCATGTTTGTGATACAGATTGTCGGTATGGTAATTGTAAATCTCCCATCCCCAATCTTTCAAATTGGGTTTGGTCCACGACGTGGCATTTTTAGGAATATTGATATACATTAGGTCAGAGTCTGGCTTTGACATACATTCGCCAAACACATGACCCTTTAATTTATAATATTCTAAAAAATCAATCACTTTTGCTGTGCAGGAATTATGTAATTGTAAACTGCTAGGCCGCTGTCAACTGTGATCTGTGCAGCACCTTCGTCGCTAAATCGAATCATTTTATCACCTGGCAGCCCAAGGATACTGATAACAGCACTGATGGGCCAGTGCCATGCTTTGGTCAACGACCCTGCCACGTCGTGGGCAAATACAAAGTTGCCGGCATGACTACTATGATCACCAAAGTAAAATACTAGATTGCCGTTTTCTGTTTTGGCAATAAATGTAGTTTCTTCGCTGTTGGCCTGTGATTGGAAACGTAGACGCTGAATAGCTGCTACACTGGGCTCAATTTCCACGCCCCACTTGACACCTTTGAACTTGACTGTTTTGAGTTTGTCGTTTACAATTTCTGCGCTCATGAAGCGATAGTCATTTTTAAAGTCGCCAGCCTTGTTTTCAAAATGTATGCCTCCAGGTTCGGCAACGCCATCTTTATCTCTTGTGATAATACTCAATTTAGCATCTTCTCGGTATTCGGGAATACCAAGAATAGTATTAAGTTTACCCAAACTTGGCATACCAAACGTGCCTACAAAATCTGGAACAGGAGTATGAAATTGTGCTTGCACAATGGCAATACGTTCTTCGCTGACTGCATCAATTGATGTAATGGAATCTGTGCCAGTGATTTTAACTAAATCAATAATGCCTAAGCTGTGGGTGTGTGAAACTATGTCAAGTAAGTAATCTCGCATGTAATTCTCCTAATAAGTGTGTAAGTATAACAATTGTATTTAGAAAAGTCAACACCTAACGATATTTTATTTCGCCAAGGACCTGATGAGCTTTAACTGTGGATAAGGTGCCGGGTTTTTTTAATTCTACCCAGCTGGTAGATGGCAAGAAATCTGGAGCGTCAACAACTTCAAAGCCTAAACTTTCAGCCAGTGGCAACAACATACTTTTTGGTACATAGGTCATGAAATAGCTTTCGCTTAATCCTGCGCTTGCACTCAGATCTCCGTTGTTGTAGGTAAACAATATGATTCCACCGGGCTTTAACCAAGTCAACGACTGAATCAAAAATTGTTTTATACTGTCCAGACTCAAGTAATTAAAAAAGTTATAGCTAAAGATAAACCCAAATTGATTCGCAGGTAGTTGGTTTATCTTGTAATCAACAATTAGATATTTTCTTAGGCGAGCCTGGTATTCTGGTGTAAATTGATTATTTGTGTTGTCAAGGAATTCTTGATGCATGTCACTGACATAAAGCGGGTCCGAAGATACCAGATGTTTGGTCCACTCGCCATCCCTGCATCCAATTTCCAATGCAGGATATTTCCACCCGCTGTACAGTCTGATTCGATTGATCAGAGTGGTATCAGATCCTTCAACCATGGCCATTCGTTTGATATCTCGTATGATACCTGGGCTGGTATGGGTGTATTCAGTCTGGTAGTTCTTTTCAAAAAACTTTTTGGTCTTTACATCAATTTCATGATCTACCTGGTCAATTATGTGTTGTATGCTGGCTAAATCTTGGTCCAAATTGGTAAAAATTTTGTTGTGTAATTCAGCTGCAGCATTTGTGATTTGTTGCTGGTATTTCTCGTTGCCAAGTGTGGCCATGGATTGCAAGGATGCTTTATTTTTTTCAAGCTCGAGCTTGATCGTAGAGAGCTCTATGGCCTTCTGTAATTCATTACGCAATAATACCAATTCGTGCAGTTTCATTGATCTTTGCCACACACCGTTAATGATTGTGTACATAGATATTTAATCAAACGAGAATAGGCTATCAAAAGTTGTCTTGATATCTGTGTGACTGGGAATATCCCATGCCAATACTCCCAACAAGTTCTCCACCTTTTGGTCAACAATGGTGGCTTCCATTAGATTGTCGTCAAACGGTAGATCTTTAAACCATTGTGGGATATGTGTTTCATCTGTTGGGTAACCCACACTGGTATAGCCCAGCGGATTGTCTCGTAGTTTGCACACAATGGTTTTCATCCCGTCTACGATAGCGATGCTGTAATTGTCTCCGTGCATGCGACGTAGATTGTTCCAGTTAAGTGCAGCACGAACATGCCCGGGCATGTTGGCACGACCCAGTCGTTCTTCTTCTTTGCCATACTTGGTCAAGTTGTTCACACGTTTGGGTGTACCTTTTTCCCATGCAGGTCGGTCTTGAAATGCAATCTTGAACTCACGCACACGATCGTATATCTCTTCTCGTTTGGCGTCAGTGAGCACAGCAGTCAACAACTCACTCAAGAAATCTTGCACCACTTTGGGAGTATCGCTACGTTTGAGATCCAGCCCCATGGCCTTGACCTTGCCTGGCTTGCCGTGGGTATCTAGTCTGACGCCTTCGTAATCATACATTAGTAGAGCATAGCGTTTCTTCTTGATAAACAAACCTTTACTGGCTACAAGTTCACGTCCACCTTTGATTAGCTCACCGTTAGATCTGGGTACATGACAGGCTCGTTCCATAAATGCCGGAAAGCTGGCATTGACTTGGTCTGCAATGGTGTCGTACAACTGAGTGCAAATGTCTTGGTTCCATTCCATTCTGCCGGATTCAACTTCTTCTCTAACTGCTGGCCAAGCTGTGAAATAACATGAATCAGTGTCTCCGTAGATGATACTTTTACCCACATGGTCATATTCACCGAATATGCACTCATTGATATATGCATCCATGTGCCTAGCAATGATGCGTCCAGTAAGAGTAGTACTTTGACCAATCCTTTTATCGAAAAATCTACAACCTGGATTAAGGATCGCACCGTAGAGACTGTTAAGGTTAATCTTTTTGACAAGTTGTCGTTTGTCCCAGAAGGCTCGATCTTCGTCAGTTGTGGATTCCTTTTTCTTTGCCTGGAGTTCTTTTCGTTCCGCGTACCATCGTTCCAGTAATCCGGGTACAACGGCTTTTTGTTCATAGCTAAAGATCGTGCCATTTGCACTAAGCATCCAAGGTTTATTTGAGTCAAAGACCAGTCTCCATACATCTGCAGCACTCAACACATCACTACGACCGTCACCTTCCCAGTCAATGGTGATCTCGGTACCTGCTTCACCTGCCATTACTGCTGTATACTCAAGACTGCCGAACATGTTTTCCCAGGCATCGGCAAAACTTGAACCTGCTGCAATCTTGTCAGCAATGTACCGCTCAGTCATTATTGGCCGGAGTTGCCCGACAATACTTTCTTGCGCCATGTTAAGGGCTCTAATAGCCGAGGGATAGAGCGAGTTGATGTCAATTGCTCCAATCCAGTCGTGCATGCCTTTTTTTGGGAAAGCAACATAGGCACCTGCCGCTTGTGTGTCACCTTGATCATCTCTGTTCTTTCTGTTAGGAACTACTAGACCACGTTGATGTGCTTCGTTGATGATTGCTTGCTCTGTAACTGCCACTGCGCCCATTGTGGTGGGCAACAGCACTGTGTTGTCGTGCGCCAGTTCGTTGGCCAGGTCAAGAAAGCGCAGTTTCTGATCCAGCTTGGCCAAAATCATGGTATCTTGTCTGTTGTAATCAATGAACTTTTCAAAGTCTTTGTTGTACAATTGATCAAGAGTTCCTTCGTACTGCAACTTACGTTCACCTAACTCATATTCAGCAATGGCATCCAGACTATAACTATGCCGTTCTTCGTAAGTGTACTTGCGATACAACTGCATGTAGTCTAGATGTACTCGACCAATCAAGTCAAAGGTAAGTTGTTCTGCGCCAAATCGTTCAAAGGTACGCTGTTTGGGCATTTGTCCCCACAAGCATAACCGTCGAGTGTCGTCTTTGCTCAACACTTTAATTATACGCATGGTAGTGTATGGAATATCAAATCCCTCACTGTTCCAGCCACTTAGAATATCTGCATCATCTATCAGATCAAGGAATGTGTTCAGCATATCCTCTTCACGTTCAAACAAGAAACAGTTGTCAAAGCGATCACAGATCTCCTGTGCAGTTTCCCAACTGTAGCTCTTGGGCGGAACCACCATGGTTACCATTTTGTCCAGCCAGTCCAGATAGACCGAGATACTGGTAATTGCATTAAACGGATCTTCGGGACGACTGTAGCCGCGTACCAGATCAAAATCAACTTCAATGTCAAAGAAAGCTGTGTGTAACTTGGGTGACTGCACACCTGAATAATGTTCTTCCAGGCAGCGAAACACCGGATTGATGTCACTTTCCCATAGTCGTTTGTTTGAATTAACTCTTACTTCTTTTTGATATTCCTTGCCGTTGCGAGTACTAAATCTTGAAACTGGCGTACCGTAAACTGTGCGAAACTTGCCTTTGGGGTCATCGTAGTAGAATAGATAGTTGGCAGGGTATTCTTTGTATACTCGTTCACCGTTGATTCTTTCTACAACATGAATGCGATCTTTGTCTCTTGCAAATAGTGCGTCAATGTAGCTCATTAGTCGTCGCCAAAATCAAACAAGTGTTTGGCATCAGGATGCGTTTCGTAATTTTCTGTTTCTAACAACTTCATACCTTGTAAACTTAACACTGCAAAAGATACAATTTTCTCGCTGACATTTTTTGCTGTTAGATTAAAAACTATATCATGATCCTCGCCATCATACCAATCAATTGTGTAATTATTTGGTATATTTATATCAGCCCACTGTTTTATTTTTGGTGGTGTGTCAGTACCATCAACCCATGTTTTGTTAAAACCTAGTGTAATTTTTTTATAAGTCATAGGATGTATTATATTAGTTAAGTAGTAATCTTGCAAGACCAATGGAATCTATGGTAGTTAGTAACAGGTAGTTGGCCAACATACCAAAAGATCTTCGGGTGATAGCAGCCCAGGAGTACAAAGCACACCCAAGAATCCATAATGGATAAAGTACAATTAACGGAACATTTGGCACCGTGAGTGACATGGTAAGAGCACACCCAATGGATATGAGCCAGGCCATGCACTCAATGATAAAACGAACAGGGTGAGAGTGATAATCATCTTGAATCCATTGGATAGTGCCCTTGACAATGTCAATCAAAGAGTTTTGCCCACAGTTTCTAAAATGCTGTTTAGTTCTTCATGATCAGCATTTTCGTCGCCTAGTTTGGCTTTGTGTGCAACTTTGATTGCTTTTTTGAGTACAGCAGGTTTAATTTCCATCTCCTCTGCAATTGCTTTGATGGTATCACTGAGTCCTGCATTAAGGTCTTCAACTTCTTGCATGACTGCCATGCCTTCATTGAAGATTTGAGTGAGTTTGGCTTTTTGTTCTGATGAGAACATTCTTGATCCGGACATACAGTCTCCTAGTTAAAGCACTAGTATATAGTATTGCCAAGGAAATAGCAATATAAATTTGCTCACTTTTAAAATGCATCAGGGCACGACTCCCTATCATGTTAGCGCAGCAGCCGCGCCCTCACGGTCCTAAAGTGAAGACTTTGCTCGAGACTCGCAAATGCGAGTCCTATATACTGTTCCGTCGGCGTGTTTTTCTTCGTTCCAAGCAGAACATGTTTGCTCTTGTTTGACTGGTTGGTCAGGGAGTATTTTATCCACTGTCCAGTTTGCACCCATCCAGCCCATGGCACTAAAAAATCCCCATACCAGCATTTCACCTATCATTGTGGTAACCTTTGTTGAATAAGTTTAACAACCTCGGTGTTCAATACCACTTCATAATGATTACAGTCCAGTTCAATCAGTTCCATGATATCATTGCGTTTCTTTTGGCTGGACACTGTTACTACTCCGTCGTTGGGTTTAGATAACCAAGGTGAATCACCTTGTGTAGTAACTATGTTGCACCATGGCTGTTTTACTTGGATATCTCTGGCATACCGCATGGCCCACGAATTTGGTCCAATGTCTTTTAACAGTCTGCTGTACGGCAAAAAATACTTGGCCACATCAGCAACTTCGGCGCCGCCATAAGGAGTGCTTAGTGTAATTGCTCCCAGCACCTGATCCGGGAATTCAGCTGCCAGGTGCAAGGCATACACACCACCTAGACTATGACAAACGAAGAACATGTCTTTTTTGTTTGCCAACTGATAACGCATATCAGCTAGATTTTTTTCAAACCCGTTACGACTATCATAATTGATCAGCCAATCGTTGCCGCCCACGTGTTCTCTAATATAGTTGAAACTCTCACTAGTAGCACTGGCACCATGGATATAAACTATTACCATTATGTTCGATACTCCGGCCATAAGTCAGCAAACCGGTATTTGAAGTCGGGCCAATAAGTCTGCTCTTGCTTGGAGTGCCACTCATATAAATCATTGCAGTTGTCTTTGCTGGTAGTTGTGTTTCTAATGCTGTTGGCCATTTCTTGTAAGAAAGTTTTTTGTCTATGCCATTTATGGTACGGTATAGATTTTTCTAACTCTTGTGCTGCCAGATCCCTAAATTGTTTAGGTAAATTAATTACTGATAATACAACAGGGTTATTAAGTTCATTCCATCTCATATTTGGCAAATTATTATCGGCAAAGTATTCGTGTACCTGTGATAAATTTAATGCGTTGTAAACCGAATACACACTGGCTACCCCAATTAAATGCCCAGGCCGATCCTTTACAGCATCCTGCAGATACCTGATATTTTTTAACAGTAAATCCCAACTGGCTCCATGCCTGACATACTCAAATTTCTGCTCTACTGTGTCAAAGCTGATATCCCACACCACACGATTTTTGTCCAGTAACTTTTTAAATATTTGATTATTTTCTAATGGAACACTTAGGTTTGTTATTAGATTGATATGTACATCAGGGCCAATGGCATCCAGCAATTGATCATTTTCTTTTTGCAATAATGGTTCACCACCAAGTAGTCCTAGATTTTTCAATGTACTTTGATTTGACTCAATGAATGCGATTATTCCAGGCATGGTGTTCCTGTAGTCTAATCTTTCTAACGGAATTTTCTGATGAGACGCCCATATACTACTTGCTTCGGGACCGCAATAGGTACAACTAAGATTGCAGGTATTAGACCAACGTATATCTAAGTTTTGTAGATGCTGATCTTGGATAGTATCAAGATTAATAGTTTTTCTTTCTGATATATCATTATACCAATTTCTTTCGCTGGTACTAGTCATTTGTTCCTGTCTTTCACAGATAGAACAATTCTCATGAGTTTTATTTTCTGCAATTGCCTGTTTGATATGTAAGATCTGGCTAGATTTAATTACATCTTGTATTGGGGTTATTCGTAAATCTGCCAGGGCAACTTCGCCAGCACAGCAGGTTTTGTAAGACCCTTGTGGATTGATGTGTATGTTGGTCCAAGGTGCGTAGCAAAAGTTTTTGCCAATTGAATTATCAAGTTTTATCATTGAATTACCGTTAAAATGCGGCCTAGGCCGCATTGTTATTTAAGTGTTGAACGTAACTGCCAACTATGTTTTGCATGTGCGTCTTGTCGATCAGCCAAGAAATTACTTAGACCGTGTTCGCCTAATTCTTCGGCTGCCATGAACACAATCTTGAACATCTCCTGCATTTTTACAGAGTCTGCCAACAATTGTGCTACCATCTCATCAGGTTGCAGTATGTCTGTCTCGTCATCAATGCCCGACAGCATGCTGAACCGAGAAAACGATCCGGGCGTATAAGATCCAATCTTGCGAATATTTTCAGCAAATGGATCAATGCTACCGTACACTTCTTCGTATATGTTGCCAAACAAGTCATGCAACTGTGAGAATAGCGGTCCCTCCACGTTCCAATGAAAATAGTGCGCTTTTAAATAAAAAGCAAATTCACTTGCAAATGCTATCTTCAACGCCTTTTGTAATTCATTCATTATCTACCTTGTCCTCTGTATGCTTTATGACTTTGTTTCTGTACCTTGTTCATGGAACTGGTTTTTACACGGCCGCCTTGGCTGGTGCGCTTGCTGACTGCATTGATTTTACTGTTTGAATTTTTTACTGCCATGATTGATCTCCTTATTTGGGTACACAGTTATTTACTCTTACTCCGCCCTTGACTTTGGTTTTAGGGCTGCCAATTTTTTTGCCCTTCCAACATTTAGGATCTAGGCGAACTTTTTCTTCCTGTAGTCCGTATCCGGCACGTTCAAGTTCTTCCATGTAACTCTCAATGGATTCAGTCATGCTGCGATCATGTGCGCGATGTGCTGCACGATCACGGTCAGCATCAGGTTCGTGTCCTGTGGTTTTTTTCTTTGGTGCATCATATTGGTCGCCACGGATGCCTTTGTACACACGTTTGCCAGTTTTAGGATCATCCTCGTAGTGATGACGTTCACCTGGGCGTAGACTTTCCTTCATGCTTTTGGCTTGGTCAGCTGCAATTTCTGCACGTAGTGCATCAATTTCTGCTTGTTTTTGTGCAGCCAGTTTCTTGTAATAGCTGGGGTCTGGCAATCCACGCTTCTTGCGTAGTTCTTGATGCTGTTGATGCAACTTGTCCTGCACTGAAGTTTCTGTCATGCTGTAGCCAGGGCATTCCATCATGCCGTGTTCGCTGCAGTAACGACCTTCGTTGGTCATGTTACAACCAGCTTCACCTAAGCCAAGTGCTTTTTCCTGTTGCTGTTTTATTTTGTCAAGCTGTTTGAATCTGTTTCGCTTATACTCGGTGTGTAATTTGGCACCGTAAGTTTCCTCTACACCTTGTTCGTTCTTGATCCATTCGTCCGGAGTCATTCCATATTTTTCAACAAACTGGTCGTGCAATTCTTTAGGAGTAACATTTGACTTGTTGGCAATGGTCTGCATCATATGATCTATTGCGTTATAACTATGCGGATTTTTTAAATCTTTTGCTAAGTCTTCAACAGCACCTTCCGCTACACCTACATTTGCTGTATGTACAACTTTGAAATCTTGATGATTAGCAAACATCTTGGTCATGAGATATTTTTGTGCTTGATCTTTGGTTTCAAAACTAGGAGTGTTCAATACTGGATTGCCAGAATTTTTATACACAATATGATAACCGGTCAAAGGCTCATCAAATCTGTTGCCTTCCGCCACACCTTGCCGCTCGGCAAAGTTTTCTTTAGCAATATGTTTAGTTGGATCAAATTGTTTACCTGACATAGAGGCAATAATTTGTTGATATTTGTGATCTCCAAGGAATCCTGGATCGTTAAGTTTTTGTTTTACTAAGTCCTTAAACTCAGGACGCTCACGCCAGTTCCAAGAATCACCATTGAGTGGTGTAACAAGACTAAATCCTGGTTTGCGAGGATCACCATTGTTGTCAGTTACTTTTAGATGCTTGCCGTAGATTTCATCAAAATTCAAGCCTTCCGCCACACCTTGTTGACCAATCTGTACTAGCCACTCAAGTTCATCCTCAACTTCTTTAACAGCGAAGAATTTGACATTAGGAATTTGTTTTGTATCAAACCATTTGTTAGCTACTTTGACCATCCAAGCACGATGTTGAGGGTCGCTTGAGTTTGGTTCATACTCACCGGTCATGTTAATCCAAAGTGGATGTACATTGCCGTCCATATCGTACCCTACTAGTTCGCGCCATTCTTGTTCCAATTGATCAGGAACAAACTGATCTAATTCAGTATCGCTCATCCACTCTTGGCCAATGTCCAAGCCTTCCGCTACACCTTGTTGTTCACGCTTTCTCAATTCCCGGCGAATCAATGTTTTAAATTTTAATTCATTACGACCCATTACACCTGGTCTTAGCATTGCTTTCAGTTCATCGGTACTATGTTTGCTGTAGTCTGCACCACCTGGCGCTATCTGGTCAACTCGGCCTTCCGCCACACCTTGCTTTTTATTAAAAAAATCATTAATAAACATAATATCCTCTTAAATTGCCTGGGTTCTTAGTGCTGCTATTTGCGACGTTAGGTCTTCAATTTGTCCTTGAATGGCAATTTTTTGTGACTGAGTATCTCTAAGACTCATGGCTTTTTCAACTGGATTGGCACCTTGTGGGAAAGCTCTGTTCAGCTGTGCAATTTGTCCTCGTGCTCCAGCCAGCTGTGCAGTTAATCCACCAACTTGGCCTTTTATTTCGTCTTTCTGAGCTTTACGTTGCTGACCCATGGCAAACTCCTCTGCAGGGTTTCTGGCTGTGTCGTTACCAATACCGGATCCAGGTGCACCGTATTCTGCAAGATACTGTTCAAATTCCGCACGCAGGCTTTGTTCAACACTTTCGTCTGTGCCACCATCACCTACCAGGCGTCCTTTAAAAGGATGACCTTTCTTGCTTGTGCGAGCTTTTTCTGTGCCACGCACTTGATCACCGGGCTTTTGACCCACTGCTTGTCCAGCAAATGACATCTTCTCTAATAGGTCGCGCATGTTGCTCATTAGTAAACGCCTTTGCCCACAGCAACTTTTTTCATCTTGGCAGCATTGCCCAGTTTCTTAGG